AACTTATGCAGTATGCTGATGAAGTTGACCTTGGAGTCAAGGCAGCATCTGCATTGATTGAAAATGTCATCACTATTATTGAAGGTACTGACACTATCTACGAATTGGCAATTTCTGAGGAGACTCTTACTGGGGATTTCATCATTCCTTACAAGACTACTCTGGTTGAGCCATTAACAACAACTGGTAACATCATTACAGTTGACTCAACGATTGGATGGCCTGAAAGAAACGGCACCATTCGTGTTAATGACCAAGAAGTTGCACAGTATAAAGAAAAATCACTTAACCAGTTTATTGAATGCACCAGATCCCAAAATGGGGTGGTTGAAGACTGGGATCCTGGCACTCTAGTAACGAGTGACATCTTTGTATACGTTAATCGTGGCACTGTTGCCGAATGTAAGCTTAGAGTCCTTGGTATTGCTGAAGCAGGCACCACTATCCTGAATGACACAGGATCTTACTACCTACAAGGCGATAAACTGAAAGTTGCTAAGTTGGGATCTAGTGCAGATGACGAAAAACTGTCTTCTTGGCTCTACAACGTTAAGAAACTGATTCAAGTTTCCACGATTACTCCTGGTGGTATCAACAATCAGACTGCTACAGTTGTTTGTGAGAATCCTCATGGTCTTCTGGTATCTGACCAGGTTACCATCTATGGTGCAAACCCTGTTGTCTATAACGGCACGTTTACAGTTACATCTCGTATTAATGAGTTTGAATTCTCATATCAGATCAATACTCCTACAGAAATTATTCCTGCAGGTAACATCTTGCTGTCGGTTGACCTAAACAGAGGTAAGTCCGACGTTAACTCTATCAATAAAGTTGTAAGTGAGTTTACGACCAACATCCAAAACTCCTTCTTTAATGATAATTATGTCTATACAGCAACCTCAGGTCTTCCAAACTATAAGATTGGTCCTTTCACAGGGTCGGCACTGATTCCTGGTAACCAGCGTAAACTACTTCGTTTCCCTAGAGTTGTCCAAACCATCTCTGAGCGCCAAGAAATCACAGCGAATACCTCGATTGGTGCTTGGGTGAATGGTGTGTCTATCTGGGCATACAAGTCTGGTGACTTTGTTAGATTCGGTCCTTTGACTGGAATTAGTGTTATCAATAATGGTATTGACTATGATGCAGGATCAAAACCTGCTCTAGAGATCACTGGTGGTGGCGGTACAGGTGCAGCTGGTGAGGTTATTGTTAATGGTAGTCTAACATCATTCGATGTTACTGTACAAGGTAGTGGATACACTGACTCACCTTTAGTTTCTATTGTTGGTGGTGGTGGCGTTGGTGCTACCGCGCAAGCAGTTGTCACTGGTGGTCGTGTCAGCAGAATCCTGGTTGAGCAACCAGGTAGTGGATATACTTCACAACCCAGTGTTTCGATTACTGGTGGTGGTGGATCAGGTGCTGAAGCAAATGCAAACGTCCGTGGTCCTATTGCTAGTGTCAACATCACTAGCACAGGTAGTGGATATACTGAATTACCTACCATCAAAGTTAACTCTGGTGAAGATGCTTTGGCACAACCCATTGTTATCAATGGTCGTATTGTTTCTATCGCTATTATTAACTCTGGTAGTGGATATACTACTGCTCCCGAGATTGTAATCAATGGTGATGGTTTTGGTGCTATTGCAAGAGCAATTATTGGCACTATTGGTGAAGACAAAGGTAGAGTCCTTGGTGTTGACATTACTAACAAAGGTATTGGATATACTCAGGGTCTTACTACAGTCAGACTTGAGTCTGTTGGAGACTTTGCTGAGTTTACCCCTCAAGTGTTTGAGTGGAATAAGAATTTACAGTATGAATTGGAAAGTAAATATGACAATGCAAGAGGATATGTCTTTACTGGTCTGAATAACCAGTTTGGTGGTGAGTATGCTCACCTCAGCGATCCTAAAGAGTTGCGTTATGTTGTTGGAGATAACGTCTTCCTCAACCCTGTTACCCAGAATTTCCAAGAAGTAGCATCTAACTTTGAGCACTCTCCTATCCTTGGTTGGGCATTTGATGGTAACCCAATCTATGGTCCTTATGCATACATTGATCCTACCGATCAAAACAGTGGTGTTAGAAGACTTCGCACTTCATACAAATTAAAAGATAATGTTGTCTATGACTTAGCAACTAACCCAAATCCTGCTCGTATTGATGGTCCTGCATTGGATTCATACCCTGCAGGGACATTTGTTGCAGACTATACTTATGACTTCCAGTCTGGTGATCTAGACAACTATAATGGTCGTTTCTGTAAGACACCACAATTCCCTGATGGCACATATGCATACTTGATTACTATTGATGCATCTGAAGCAGGTATTGCAGAATTCCCATATATCCTTGGTCCACAGTTTAACTCTCTGCCTGACCCTTGGAATTTCACTCAGGGTGCAACTCAAGAGAATATTCCTAGTAATGTTGTAAGATATAGAGATCCATATGTCAACGTTGACATTGATATTGATCGTCAACCCAACCAGGAAGCAGATACCTTAACGACTGAGATCGAAGGTTATCCTATTATCTTCGAGATTCAAGATAGCAATAATGACGGCATCATCGATGCTAATGAGCAGCAAGAGATTCTAGAGATGTCTGAAGAGGCAACTCTACAAATCTATGACTACTTCCCTCAAGTATCTGCAGAATCTAGAGTTGATATTGAAGTTGAAACTACTACTCAGTTTGAGGATGCTCAGATTGACGGTTTTGTCATTGAGAACCCTGGTGTTTCCTATCAGGTTAATGATACTGTCTTCTTTGACGATGCTGATACTGGTGGATTCGGTGCATCAGCACTTATTGAGTCTGTCAAAGGTCAAGTAGTTGCATCTTACAATAAAGAAATAATTGGTGATCGCCCTTATGGTGTGATCACTACATCTGCTAACCATGACCTGAGGCAGCAAGACGAGATCATCGTCAACTCCACTCCTGTCATCGATAATACCAATAAAAACTTCAAAGTTAAGGTTGTTTCTGGTATCGAGCGTATTGATATCGTCCAGAATGGTATTGGATACAATGAAGACATTCCTCCAACCTTTGAGTTGATCACTGAGTCAGGTCAAGATGGACAACTAGAAATCATCCTGGCAAATACGGGACAGATCAATACCGTTGATATCATCAACTCAGGTAATGGTTATGATCCAGAGAACCCTCCACAGATCCGAGTATCCCACCCACAGCAGTATAAGAAGACTCGCTATTGGTTGACTGAATATGAGGAAGCAAGTGGCATCATTGAAATCAATGATATTAAAGTTACTGCTCAGCGTTATACCTACATTTGCGGTAAGATCACTGAGACTGATGGTGATGAATCTGGTTTCCTTGCTAAGTTTGATGACTTGGGTCAGAAGATCTGGGAGAGGACACTGATCCCAATCAACGCTAACCAGAAGAGATCCGAATTCATTAAAATGGTGGTCAATGACTCACCAGAAAACGACCTTATATATGTTACAGGCCAAACTAAAAACCCTGACACCGATGTATACAACCCAGACATCTGGATTGGTCTATACGAGTCTGGATTCAACAATGCAAACGATCCTGACGGTATCTTGCAGTGGCAGAGAGCAATTGCTGGTATCTCTGGTAGCACCAGAAGAGACTATGTAACTTCTATCGCTCTTGATCAGGAGCAACGTATCTACCTTTGCGGTTATACCGATACTAACTCTGTTGATCCCGATGATATGTGGATCATCCAGTGTGGCATTGAAGGCGATCTGGTTGAGAAGCGTAAGGTTGCATCTCAGGACGATTCTGAGAAGATGCATCAGATCATGTGGATATCTGATGATCGATTCTTCTTCCTTGGCATTAATGACCAGAATGATGACCTGATCTTTGGTGAATTCTTCTACGATGGTGCAAACATCGAGATGGATTGGATCAAGCAAGTCCCAACTGTTGGTGGACGTGTTGTCAATCCTAGAATGATCCAAGATGACTATGGGTCTATCATTGTTATCTGGGATGTCTTCAATTCTGCTGCTTCCAAGTATGATAAAGTCCAAATCAGCAAATTCCTGCTTGAAACTGCTGATACCGAATGGGATTGGAGTAAGACTATAACTACTGGTGGTGATTTCCTTGAAATGCATCATGCAGGCGTTAACTATGATCAGTGGGGCAACTACTCACTCGTCTTAGACATCACCGAGGCACAAAATCAAAGATATGCCATTATTTCATACATGAAGTATGATGGCACTCTGATAAGTCAGACTAAAATTGACGATACTGCAAGTATTGGTTTCAAGGCAGTAGATCATGCACTTGACAACTCAGGTGATACGATTATTGCTGCAAACCGTCAACAATCTGATCAACTAGCATCTCTACGTTTTGACAACGCCGCAAATCCTGTTGAGGACACCACCAAGCAAGAACTTGGCACTTATGCATATTTTGATCAGGCAAATAACTCGATTGATACTACAGTCTATAAGTTTGGCACAGGATCCTTTAAATTCTCTGCTCATGCTCCTGTAACTATCAGCAATCTTGGTCTGACTCCTCTTGAATGGAGTATCAGGTCCTGGATGTCCATGGATACAACTGCATGGAATACTGCTCACGAACCTACACTATTCCATGTTAATGATGCGACTAATACTAACTCAGTAACTATTACTATTGATGGCGATCCTGGATCCGCTGATTATCAGAAAGTTAAACTGTTTATCAATGGATCTCAAGCAGGATCCTCCACTGCTGTAACTAACTGGGATGCCTTTGCTGCTGCAGCATGGGTCCACGTTACTGTCCAGAAACGTCAAGAGTCTTTGGGTCTCTACAAGTATGAAGTATACATCTCTGGAAATCAGCAAGTAAGTTTCCAAACTACAACTGATATTGCTCTTGATGATGTTGTTATCTGTGGTCCTGTTTCTTCACCAACTGCAACTAACTGCTTCATTGGTAATATTGATGACTTTGTGCTGGATGATAATGCACCTTATTCTGGTGTTTCATATACAGTCCCAACAACTGTTATTCCTGTTACAACATCAAACTCCGACATTGTTCTAATTAAATTTGATAGGGAGCACACCCAAAGAGCAACATATTCTATGTCTGGTCTTACCAAGCATAGTGAGATCGTATTCAGTGATGCAACGATCGGGTTGACTTGGACCATTGCAGCACTTCCTTCAATCAGTGTATGGGATGAAGGTCCTGGTGGTTTGCAGATCTTGGATATGTCGCAAACTTTCTCTACGATGAATCCTGGTACATATACACTATCGTCCCAGTATTATCAGTATGCTTCTAAGACTTCTACAATTCCTTCACCACTTGGTAAGAGACTTGTAATCAATGCTGAAGTTATTCCCAAATTCTACATGAGGGATGCACTTTATCAGAAAATTGATAACGTCCAAGAGTTTACTTTCACTCAACCAATTAAACTTACTCAGTATACTATTCTTCAGCAGTTTAATGCTGTAGGAACTACTACAGCATTCGGAACGATTACCGAAATACCTGCAGGCACTCTTCGTAATCCTGGTATAGGCACTAAGTATAGGGTTGGTAAAATCTATGGCACATTTAACAATACTGACAGATTCAGGACTGTTGCTAATGATGTAAACCAAATTGAAGGCACTTACTTCGATACTATTGAAGAAGAATCACCTTGGGCAGCATCTACTGCATATAATGCAGGTGATCGTGTTTACAATCAGAAGAGAATCTATGAAGCACAAGGTGCTGGTACATCTGGCACAATTTCACCTCAACATACCACTGGTGTTGTTTCTGATGGTGTTATCAACTGGGCATTTATCGATGATTCAGGTAAGTTTACTGTCGATCTGCTTGAGCACCCATATCCTAGACCCACATTTACTGGTCTGGATATGCCTGAGTGGTTGCCACATCGCCTATATGCTGTTGGACAGCGTGTGTGGTACAAACTAAACGTATATCAGGTTGCTGTAGGCGGCGGTGGAGTCACAACACCAACCCCTCCAACTCATACAACTGGTGATACATCAGATGGTAATGTCACATGGACATTCGTTGAAACCAACGAAGCAATCAGTGATTATACTCGTCTGATGGGTTATGACCTAGGTAATAACTACAGAATTCAGATTATGGAGGTGCATCCAGGATCTAACTACATTCCTAATGACGTTGTTAGCGTTAATGCTGATAATATCACTCTGGCAGCAGACGAGAAGTCTGTTGAGATTTCTGGTTTCCCATCAGTTAAGAAAATTCGTGTTACTGCACGTCTTGAGCAAGATGTCATTCTTGCATCTTCTATCAGGACTGATAAAGTCTATTGCACATCAAATTCTGCACACTTCTACAAAGCATCGGACATCCTTTATACTGAAGGATTCTCAGGTAATCAATTCAACGGATCATTCTTTGTCGATGATGTTATTGGTACTAGAGAATTTACATTTAGTATTAGAGCATCTGCAGTTTCTGAACCAACCTTTGTTAACAGTGGGATCCAGAATGTTAACGTCTATGCCAAGCATCCTACTCTGATTTTCACTAGAAATCACCAGTATAACTTCGAGCTTAGCGATGCTTCCAACTTCGGTTACTATCTGTCATTCTCTCAGGATAACCAGTATAAACTGGAGTATTCTTTCAACAATACTGTTAGAGAAGGCACTCCTGGTATTGCAGGTGCAGGTGCAAGCAGTCCATTCGTTAAATTCTTGGTGCTTGGTGATGTTACTAACATCTCATACTACTTTGACCCATCAAGGACTGGATCTAACTCCCCAGTTGGAGAAAATTCATATGTTGACGTTATTAACACTCCATATGCTGGAAGATTCGCTATTTCTGAGATCGTAAGCGATACTGAGTTTAAATTCCCCCTCAATAGAGAACCTGAGAGGTCATCAGCTGAAATTGGTATGAATGATCAGGAGGAAGAGTATTCATACTACTCTACGACATCTACCAGAGCAGTTGGTCCTATTAATACGATCAAACTTGTTTCTCCTGGTGGATTCTATAAGAAACTGCCTATCATCTCCGATATTGCATCCTTCCGCCAAATTGAGAAGGTTGTCGTTATTGACGGTGGCACAGAATATGCATCTGGTGTCTATTATGATGTGCCTATCGCTGGAGACGGTGAAGGTGGTAAAGCAATTGTGACAGTAACCCTTGATGAGGAAACTGGATCTGGTGCTCTCTCTACTGTTGCTGTTAGTGATCCTGGTAAGGGATATACTACTGCATCTATCGATATCGATGCAATTCCTGGAATTTTGGGAGCAACACTCTCAGGATCTGGTGGAGCAGTAAATGTTATCATTCCTCTTGAGGGTAGTGGTGCATCTGTCTTCCTGACAGGTAAAAACATTGGTAAGATCAAGAGACTCAAGAATAATGAATTTGGTTTCGGTTATTCACATGATTATACCCTGAAACCTGAAATTACCTTCCCAGTCAACCTCCAACTCTTCAATACTTCGATTCTATCGGAAATTAAGATTACTGACCCTGGTAGTGGTTACACATCCACTCCTGCAGTTGTTATTGAAGGTGGTGGTGGTCAAGGTGCTGAGGCAATTGCAGTTATCAAGAATAACAGATTGAATGAGATCACTATTAAGAATCCTGGTGGTGGATACTCATCTGAGCCTGTTGTGACTCTGAAGTCTGAGTTTAACTATGTTGTTAACCTTGATCTTAACTATCTGCAGTTTAACTTCCCTCACGGTATCACAACTGGAGCAGAAATCCAATTCCGTGCTGAAAACGTTGGCACAACTGTAGGTATCCTTCCAAAACCAAGTAGTGCAGGTTTGACCTCTTTGGTTGAGGGACAAATCTATTATGCAATTGCTGGTAACTTAAATTCACTAGAATCCGACCAAATCCGCTTTGGATTGACTCTACAGTCAGCACAAGCAGGTGATTACATCACATTCCTGACTCAGGGTAGTGGTCGTCAAGTAGTACTTACCGAAGTCTTTGGTGGTAAAGCAGAAGCAGTTGTTGCAACATCTCGCTTCCTTGAAGGCGAAGAAGTCTTCCAAGGCATTTCTGTTGAGCAAGCAAGTGCAACTGGTAAGGTTTCCACCAACGTTGGTTGGCAAATCGGTCCTAAGATCCTCAAGATCGTTGATTACGATGGCGAGTGGCAGATGGGCGAAAAAGTCACTGGTAAGATCTCCAAAGCATCTGGTGTTATCGATAACATGAGTATTGCTCGTGGTGTGTTGAATATTGGATCTTTGACGAAGACTCCTGGTAAGTTTATCGATAATGTCGGCAAACCTTCCGAAATTGTCCAAAAAATCCAAGATTCCTTCTTCTACCAAAACTTCTCTTACGTTATTAAGTCCGAGATTCCAATTACTAAGTGGAAGACTCAATTGCTCCAAAACAACCACCCAGCTGGTTTCAACATGTTTGGACAGTTGCAACTGACTGGTGGTAAGGATATTTCGGGTCGTAAGGTCGGCACAGAGTTTACGAAGGAAGTTAACATCAATAACTACTCCAACGTTAACCAGATTACATCTTTCGGTGCAGCACAACCAATTTACACCGATTATAACAACACAGAGGTGCTTTTCCGTAAGAAGCGTCTTACTTCTTCTGAGGAAATTCTAACTTCGATTGTTAAGAAGTTGGATAGTATCCAGTCACAGTTTAATGGAATTGACAAGCAATTCCCACTTACGGTTGAAGGTCAGCAGGTTATCGTCCAACAAAACCAGTTGATGATCACTATTAATGGTGTGATTCAGGCACCAGGTGAATCCTACAATATTGTTGGTGGGCAAATTGTATTTGCTGAGCCACCAAAACCTGCATCTAGAGTTAACTACAGGACCTTAGGAGTTACCCCAACACCTATCTACAGAGTCCAACTATTCTCTGGTCAAGCAGGTCCTGCTAACTATGGAATCTTCCCAACCTTGGGACAGCAAGTTATTGGTAAAGATAGCGATGCTGTTGGCACAGTTATTGACTCTGGCACATCTCATATTGACATCATTAACGTAACGGGCACGTTTAATCTTAATGAAGCAATTGAGCGTGGCACACTCTTCTCTGGTTTGATCCTAAGCATCACCCAGTTGAATGTTAATACAATCTTCCAGTTTGGTGAGTCTCTTACCAACCTTGATGGAGATACTGCTATCATCGAAGAAACTAACATTGATGAGCAAGGTGGTGTCACCGATTCACTGGTTGTAAGTAAGACTTCGGGTACTGCACAGTTTGAGACTGGTATCTTTGACTTCAGACTCAATGAGTTTGTATACTCAGCATCTTCCAAGATTGCTGGTCAAATCACCTTCATCTCTCCATATATCGATCCTGCCACTTTGGATGCAGTTGATGAGTTGATCATTAACCCTGGATCTACATTCTATGGTCTGCTGTTTGAGCGTCTGGTTAGTATTACTAATCCTAACGTCATCCTTGATAATATTTCACAATCTTCTATTACACCTACATTACTGAATGATTCTAGTAACAGAATCAACTCAGACTTCCTTGACTTTGAAGAAGTTAGAAATACTGAGATCGAATACACACAACTCACAGGTGGTGCATTCAGTGAAAATGATACAGTCCTGAATAACAGAGCACTGTTTGGTAATGCAGTTTCCGTCTTCCACGGTGGTGCTGCTAATAGATTTAAAGATGCTTCCAGAATGATTCTGGGTAACAAGCAAGAGATCATTGATTTTGCTGAAGCAGAGATTGCTGTCAAGCATCCTAGATTCTACTTCCCTGGTGATATCATCACTAATAACTGGAGTAGATACTCTGATGCATATCGTTTGATTCAAAAGAATCGTGAATACATTGCCAATAAGGCATACGATGAAATGATGACTCAGTATTCATCATTGACCGTTCCTGATCCTAGTAAGTGTGTCCGTGACATCTTACTCTATATCGATGCATTGTCCCTTGACACCTTCCGTGGTGGAAACGTCTATACCTGTAAGTTATCACAAAAGTATTTTGATGCAGATAACAACTTTGTATATGTCAACTCTGAGTCTCAAGAGACCCGTTATGGATTTGAGAAAGCAAAAGATCTGATGCTGCTGGCATTGACCAACAATATCACTGCCAACTACACTTCACAGTATGGTCCTAATACAGGAATCACATACACAGCATACAATGAAGTTGATGCTGGTGGTTACGACGGTAACGGTATTACTGCTGACCCATCACCTAATGACCCATATGGCACCAATGGTGCTAACCAGTCCAATAACGGTACTGATAACTGCTCAGATGTGCAGGCAGCGATTACCACTCTTTATGATGTCGTTAACGAGGTAATGTTGAATGGCACCCTGGTCGATCTTCCTGATGTTTCACTTGGATCATATTCACCTGGTCAAATCAAGTGCCGTCGTGACATTGGTCTTATGATTGATGCTCTTGCAGAAGATATTTCACAAGGTGGCAATTACAACATCGTTGAATTCACTAAGAAGTATTTTGATGCTGCTGGTGCTCCTATCGCTAACGGTCTGATTGGTGAGTATGCCGAGTCATTGACTGCCATCGATAAGGCAATGCATCTGGCATTCCGAGCAATTAACAATCTGCTGTATTATCAAGTTAATAGTAGAGTCCCTGAGTCTGGATACATGCTCAAGGATCCTAGCACCTACGCTGGTCCTTATTTCGACGGTGCTACAGACCTCTCCGAGTTTGATGTCACTGGTGCAGTTTATACACCTTCAAGTGGTGATCTAGTAATGACAATCGGCACTCACTCGCTGACGACTTCCGATACTGTCAAGATCCGTCCACATTCCTTGAAGTTTACATGTGCATCTGATGGAGATGCAACCTTCCACGATTATCCTCGTGCTGGTGATCCTGCATTCAATACGAATCTTGCAATCTCTGCAGCAGGCGCTACTACGATTACAGTCAATATTGGTGCTACACCTCTACTGCAATTCACCCCTACTGCTGCAACATATGATCCAGCAACAGGTGATATGGAGATCACCATTGGCACTCACACACTTGAGTTGAATGACTATGTGAATATTTCAGATAACGCTCTGACATTCACTTGCGATATGGATGCTAATGGTAGTAACCACACATATCCTAGATCATCTGACCCTGCATCTGGTCGCCGTTTGTATATCCATGGCACTACTGCAACCACCATTACGGTTAACGTTGCAGCATCTCCAGATGATCAACAGTATACTCACGCCTTTGTTTCTGCTACTGCCAATTCGGTCACTAGCGGTGGTGGATATGCTCACACATTCATCAATGCACTGCCAAACGCAGTCCATAATGGTGGGGGCACAAGAGCACAGTATTTCGACCCTAATTACTCCTCAGGCCGAAACGAGACAATTCAGAATTGTGCAGACGTGCAGGCGTATATCGCGACTTTGGTTGACATCTCAACAACAGCGATTTCTGCTGGTAATCTTACAAATATTAACTCTCTCGCATCTATTACTGATGGCACCTTTGTCGCGGGTGAAAACATTCGCACCACGAAGATTGCATACAAGGATCGTAGCGGTGGATTATTTATTGTTGGCAACACAATCACTGGCGTTACTAGCGGGGCAACCTTTGAAGCGATCGGATCTAATTCTGGTCTGAAATGGATCTTCGCTGCTTCTGTCACAGGCACATTCACCGATCGTGAATACATCACCAACTCTTCTATTGCAAACCAGAATAACGTCTCACAGAGTGTTATTACCAAGTATAAGAGATTGTCTGGTAGCAAGTCAGTAAGATTCCCAGCAACTGGTTATCTGGTATCTAGAGATAGTTACGACTTCTCCTTTGGCAATACAGCAGACTTCACCATCCAAGGATGGTTTAATGCAGATGCAATTGGCACAACCCAGCATTTGGTTGACTTACGTCGCTTGTCTGCAACTTCAGGTCTGAGAATTCTTATCGATCCAGCGGGTGCTGTCAAGGTCTATAACGGCACATCACAACTTCTGACTGGTGGCACAATCCTTGCCAACAACTGGCATCACATTGCAGTTGTGAGGACAACTGCTGTCCTGCAATTGTATGTTGATGGTATCCAAGTTGGCGGCAATTATGCTGACACCAATGATTATGGTTACGCTGCAGTATACCTCGGCGCTGACTTTAACGCTGCTAACCAGTTTACTGGATATGTCGATAACTTTGTTATCAAGAATGGTGAGTCCGACTTCAATACTGGATTCGTGCCACCTACACAAATTGACTACAACAACCAGTATGTCATGTTTGGTCTTGATGGTGAGCAACCATTCGTTATGGACAACCAGGAGACTTATGCGATCTACACAGGTCAGCGTATCTCCTCTGCTGCTGTTAAGGAACTTAACTACGATCAGAAGTTTGCAATCATTGAGAATGTTGACCTTGGTAGATCAGATCACAGAAACGCTGCTGATATTATCGATCTCAACGCTGCATGGATTGCTGAGGAGGCAGTTGGCAGAATGTCTGCTGCATTCCCAGACTTCACTATTCCTGGTGATAACCCTGCTGAAGGCGGTTATGGTGGATCAAATACATGTGTCAGAGACACCAAAGATTACATCCTTGGTGCTCTTGTCAAGGACTTGAAAGATGGTGGTAACTACAACTCACTCTATACTGCTCGCACATACCTTGAAGCATCAGGCAAACTGAAGCACGTTGGTGGAGAGATTCTACAAACTCTGTATGCATGGGATCAAGCATTCGTCTTGTCCAAGTATGTGATTACTACTACTGATGTCAGTCTGACTGGCACCTATACAGATAGACTGAGAATTCCTAACAACTTTGCTTCACCAGCATCACAAACCATCCAAGATGAGTTTGATCTGCTAGGTCGCGAAGTGCTGGAAGTCCTTGCACCTAATCCTGATATCTTCAGAGACACTGGTGTCCTTATCTGGAAAAACCGCGATTATATCGCTCAGGAAACTGCCGAGTATATCCTCGACAAGTATACAATTAACTTCGGTGGTGTTGAAACACCATTCCTCGAAATGCCTGGTTATGGTCAACCATACTGTGAGAGAGATGTTAAGAAATTCATTCTCCCTGCCGTAATTGCTGACCTCTGCACAGGTGGCACATACAACACTGAAGCAGTAATTGATCAGTATCTTGATGATCAGGAAAACATCTTGCATGTTGAGCATGAATTGAATCCAATGTTGGATGCATTTGAATATGCGAAGATGCTTTGCATTAAGGCAGGCAATAACTTGCTGCTGTCTCCTGGTGAGGCATCTGCTGCACTCGGTGCCCCTGCTTGGGCACAAGATGACTACTACACCCCACTATTCACAACACGCACTGCATACAGAGATGATACTATCATCATTGACGATGAAGGTTATCCTCAAAATAACGTTTCTAATTGGAATCGTTACAAGGATGCTACCAATACTCTCAAGGTAAATGCAGATCTGATTGCTCATGAAGCAGTTGAGATCATGAATGACTTGTCTAAGTATGGCAAGTTTAATATCCCTGGCGGTCCAGTTAATTGTGTGGATGATGTTAAGGATGTCCTCGCAGGTCTCACCCATGACCTCAACTACAACTGTAACGAGAAGACTTGGGATGCTGCATCACTCTATGTTGAGACTGAGGATAACTCCCTCAAGCATATTGAAAAAGAATGGGAAGCATCTATTACCGTTATGAAGATTGCAAGAGACCTTGCAACTCTCACCATGAGAAATGGTTTCGGTAGAGATTATATCGAAGGTAATGATCCTCTCAGCACCGATCTCTCTTCATATAATGCAAACCCATATGAAGCAATCTATAAGGATTGTGCAGATGTAATTGATTCCAACATTCGCCGTATTGCAGAGAATGCAGTCTACGAAGGTCTGGTCAACTATCCAGCACTAAACATCAACGGTGGAGCTAGTGCAATGTGGTGGAAGGAATTCACACCTACCACTGCAGGATATATTGCAACATCTGGTGTGTTGACTCTTACCATTCCTGGTCATGGACTAAGCAAAGGTGAGTCAATCAGTATTGCAGCAAACGGTCTGACTTTCACATGCAGTCAAGATTCTAATGCTACCAATCACCCATATCCTCGCAATACAGACCCTGCATATGAAAAGCGTCTGGTTATTGAAGATGTCACTCAAGACACAATTGCAGTTAATGTAGGCAAGTCTCCAGCAGGTCAGCAGTATACACACACGTTTGTATCTGCAGTTACTGGTGCTATTCGCTATGGATGGAATATTGGTGGAGAGCACTTCACCCCATCAACTGCTTCTTATACTGCATCTACGGGCGATATGGTCTTGACCATCCCCAACCACTCCTTCAATGTCGGTAATAGAATGTCTATTGCTGAAGATAGTCTGGTATTTACTTGCTCAAACGACAGTTATGGTAGTGAGCATTCATACCCACGTAAGGGCGATCCTGCATACAATACAACCGTTGGAGTTACTGCAGTCGGCACATCTTCTCTAGATGTAACTGCTGCAACATATGCTGCTGACAGTGGATTGATGACACTCACCTGCTCCATGAGTCATGGGTTGTCAACTGGAAACAGAATCAAACTGGTTACTGACTCCTTGAGATTCACATGTGATCAGGATGCTAATGGTAGCAATCATGATTATCCTCGTGCTACAGACCCTGCAGCAGATAAGTGGTTGATTGTTACTGTCATAGATGCCACTACGGTCAGTTGTTATGTTGGTGCTGCAGCAGTTGCAAATCAGTATACGCACGCATTCGTGAGTGCTACCTCTGGTGCAGTTGTCAAGCAAGATGGCACTGTCACGGTCAACGTTGGTGCTTCTCCAGTGGGTCAACAATATACTCATGCATTTGTAAGCACTACACCTAACTCTATCACTTCTTCTGGAAGTATTGATTGCGTCCATGATGTAACCGATATCCTGAGAGCACTGGTCTTCAACCTCAAGTATGGTGGAGACAACTGGATGAATTATGTTTCCGAATTCTATGTTACTTACGCAGGTAACCTGGCACATGTGACATCTCTGGCAACAGAAACAAATTGGATTCTGGATAAGACTAAGGAGTATGTGAAGCGTGCAATTCGTGGTCAGATTATCGCAAATAATTCTGGTTATGAGATTGCTCAAAACTTCTCCAATGCAGTCCCCAAACCCACTACGGTGCTTCTGCCATCATCACCAGACACAGGTATTGAGATCGGTGGAACATATGCTCAGAATCCTACACGCACGTTTACTAATGGCGTTATCGATATCGATAACTCATCCAGCTCCACAACTGGTCAAACCATCGATGAGGATTTGACTTGCAGTTGTGTTACGGTCCTCCCTGCAGGCACACCTGCTGATGGCGTCCTCTGGGAAGGTGGTGGTAGTGGATATGGATCCTACATCGGCATCAGAGACAGCGGCACATATCTGAGACTTCGTGCTGGTGATGGCGGCAACTCTTTTGCTGGCGGCACTACAACTTACACTGATACTGGTCTTGCACTTCTCGACGTGGCAGTTTCTAGTCTGTCAGTCTACTTCGATGGTAATGAGCACGAGATCACTTGGGAGATTAGAGTTGGCGGCACTGCTGCTGCTGGTGCTGGTCGTGTCAAACTCTGGATTGATGGTAACGAAATCGGATCTGCTGAAACTCCTGGTGCAGGCACCTTTACTGGTCTTGGTGCTGGCACTGGCGCATGGTCAGATGGTAATGTGGGTGGTTTTGCTGCTACGGCAGGTGCTGTGCCATCGGGTGAATCAACAACAGCATGGGCATATGCAACAGGAGATCTTACATACTATAGATCACGTCTAGTCGATCCTGGTTATACAGGACTTGAGTCTGATGATGTTGCTGCGAGAATTGATTCTCTGATGCTTCTGGTCACAGATGCAATTTCCAACCCTAGTAATGTTACTAATCGCACGAGCACCCTTCCCTGGATTTGGCCCGTTAAGTATACCCCTGAAGTTTGTGTAAGAGATCTTACAACTACATTTGACAGCAGTGCTGCTGAGATGAATCAATCATGTAATGAAGTTGCTTCTGCCATCGATACCTTGATGAGCATCTATATTAATACCATTGAAAACGCAGCAAACAACAATACTAACTATCTCACGGGTGTTGCTAGGACTACAAGGTCTAGTGCATATACCAATAGCATCTATCAGGAAGGCACATGTGCTGACGTAGGATCTGCAATTGAAACTCTGTTTGATCTGATGAGTAATACTCTCGGACATGGCAGGAATACCGACAAGATGATAGCAACTATGCTTCTCTTCAATGAGAATGCAATTGCTACCAGAGCATACGATGCAACTCTTGCATATTACGGGACAACTGCTATGACAGTTGACTTCTGTAAGGATATCATTAAGGCAATTCGTTATGACATGGTTACAGGTGGTAACGCAGGTGCGTTTGGACTTACCCAAAACTGGTTTGATGGTGAAGGCAACTTTATCGCCTTCCAAGATGTCCTTAGATCACATCTAATATATGCTAATACACGCGTACGCGAGTATGTGAAGAGTGTCTTGTATCAGTTGACAACAGATCCTGGTTGGGCAAACTATACAACATACAATGCAGCAGTTGGTGAGACTCTTGATTACAACAGAGAAGCATCTGAGTTTATTATTGACTCCTCGATTAACTGTGTTGAATATTCACTAGAGACTTCCAAATTCCCAACTGAGGGAAGTGTAACATTCATTCCTAGCTCCGATTGCCAAAACTTCAAGCGTCTATATGAAACGGGCGAAGATTATAATACCGATCCAGCATTGGTATCACTTACGCCTGTTGTGCCAGTTGGTTTCGACCGTGCTGAGTATAGAATCAGAATCAATCGCGTTAACTCTTTCAGAAGAGGCGATATCCTGCAATACATCCCAGCATCTACGAATTCTGTCAAGGCATTCACAAATCAATCTTATTGGTATGTGATGACTGCTACCTCACAGTGGTTTGAAGTTGGTGCTCACTACATTCACGATGGTAGATTCAGACAACTTGAAGTTGATCTTTCCAATAATGGATCACAGATCTTCGCAGTCGTCAGACGCAGTGGAATCACAAGAAATACTATCTCGTATCCTTCTGATCCATCACAAACCCCAATCCAAGGTGGATTCAATCCTGCTGATGTTATCTACGGCACAACGTCAGAGTCTAGCTCTGAGGTTGCATCTCTCGTACTCAACCAAGCGAAGATCAAGCGTCTGTATGAGCGTTATGACTTAACCAACGTCAGTTCGACTCTGGGTGTTTATGAAAACTTCCTCAATGGCGAGCAAGTATTTGTCCAAGGCACGCCTTCTATCACCGCCACCGTCCTGCAGACAACTAAGACTGCAAATGATGGCACCAACTTCCTCAACCTGACTACAGTCGCTGGAGTTATTAACAACGGTGCAATTCTTGAGGGTCTCGATTCTGGCACGACTGCTGAGGTTGTCTCACATGACGATCGCATGTTGGTCAATGTCCAGAGAGGTGCTTTCGCACAAGGTGACTGGTTGTTTGATAAGAATACTTCTACAGAAGCATATGCTAATCAATATGAAAACGCTTCAGGATCCCTTACGGGCAATGAAGGTGGTCGCATCACAATCGATGTTGAGACAATTGATTCACCATGGGAAGCAGGCGATGTTATCTACGGCAGTGTTACTGACTACATCCTTGATATTAAGGGTCTATCAGGCACACAGATTCAACTCAACCAATACATCCATGGCACCAGCATCATTCAACTTGAGTTGGGACCAGCAATTATTGATACTGGAGTCTCCGACACATTCCGTGTGGGCGATGAGATTAATCTCTTGCAAGGCACCACGATCAAAGAGCCTGGTTTCAAGGCAACTGTCACCAAGTATGTAAATGGATTGAATGCAGATCCTGCAGATCCCAACTATGGAATTCATAGATTGTGGATTGGTAATCTGATCCCCGCAGTCAATGGTCAACTCACTGCAGACATTAGTGAAGTCACCAACGGTGCCAACAACATAGGCAAAATTGATATCGGATCTAACTTCCCAACGATCTACGCTAACGTAGTTTCTTACACAGATACTGCGGCTAGTGTATACGGGCGCGTGGCTGCTATTGAGCAGCAAGGCATTACGGCAACTGTCTGGTTGGAGAATGTTTCAGGTGTCTTCCAAGACAACATGAGCGTCATTTCCGACTACGGTTGGGGTGGTGCAGTTACCTCTGCACGCACGCTTGAGGGTCGTGTTGATCGTTACTTCCGTGGTTTCGACGGTAATCAGACACAGTTTGATCTCACGATCAGCAACGGTGAAGCATACTTCCCAGATCCTGCTGGTCACATGCTCATCTTCGTCAACGGCATCCTACAACCCCCTGGTGGTAACAATTCCTACGTTGCATTCTCCGACAAGATTAACTTCTCTGAAGCACCCGAAATCGGATCCGAATTCGTTGGTTACTACGTTGGTAAACTTCGCCAGATGGATGACATCAGTTTCGAGTTTGACTCGTTACGCTCGTCCTTCAACCTCAGACGTGAAGGTTTATTCTACTCGCTGACGCTGACTGAGGGTGTTTCTTCTAACGTGATTCGTCCAGAAAACAACATCATCGTTTCGCTCAACGGTATCATTCAGGAACCTGGAGTTGCATACGAGATTGTTGGATCTAGAATCATCTTCGCTGAAGTGCCTCGCGCAGGATCAACCTTCGTGGGATTCTCCTACATTGGATCTGACACTGACGTGATTGCAGCGACAGTTGTGCCACCTGTGGAAGCAGGAGACCAACTCTACATTGAGGGTGAAGAATTTAATCGCGAGGTTGCTCTGATTGAATCTTCCAACTCACTGATCACATTTGAATACACAGGATCTGTTAAGGGTCGTAACGCAGCAGCAATTGCTGAGATTAGATCTGGTCAAATTGAAAGTGCAATTCTTACAAATCCTGGTGATGGTTATGATTCACGCCCCAACGTGGATGTGATTTCATCTTCAGGTTTTGATGGTCGTATCAAGGCATTGATGGGCATCACTAGAATTGACGTGAAGACACCAGGGTCTGGATATGCTACTCCTATTGTTTCAATTGATAACACAGTCCCTGATGACTTTGTAACTCCTGTAGGCACACCTATCAACGGTGGTTTCGACATCTACGCAGGTGAGGGACCTGAAGGTAGTGCTGGAAGCAATATCACTCCTGGCACAATTGCCATCATACAAGATCCTGTTAACGTCACCGTTAACCAAGGTCAGACTGCTGCATTCTCAGTGGTTGCAACGGTCAGTAACAATGAGCAACGCAACTATCAGTGGCAGAAGAAGGAGTATGGCACACAGACATGGAGCAATATCATTGGTGCTAACCAAGCAGTACTCGATACGGGTATTGCTGCACAGGCAGATGATGGTGATGAATATCGTGTTGCAATCACTGCAGCGGGTGCAACGCCTGTCTACTCACTGAGCGCAGTACTTACGGTGCAGACTGGAGCTACTGTAATTAGTAACTTCAACCCAGCATCAATCTTCGATGACATCTAAATAAAAGTAAAACGATGGCGGCAACAGCAACCTTTAATGATGCCACTGACATACTCACGGTGGAGGCAGACAATCTGCCCACCCCTGTGAGTTATGGCACGTTTCCCAATAGCAACAACCCTCATACGGTAACAGCGCAAGATTTCGATCATGCCTTCATTTATCGTGGTGGCACTTTTGGTATTAGTCGCACGTTCGATGTTAATACCTGGGTGCAAGATGGATTTATTAGATCCATAACGTTATCCGTAAATGATAATAGTTTATTTGGTGTAGGTAACCAGATACAAGTCGGAGACAGACTTATGTTTGTCTTTAGTGATGGGATCAAAAAAGTATTCCTTTATATGGGCACAACGTTTACCTCTATTGCAGGTGAATGTTGGTTGGCAACTGATGATAGGTTGGACTTGATCATGGAAGATCAAGAGTCCTTAACGTCAGGGACATATAGTTACTATGACCAGAGAAATGCAAGATCTTCAACTCCTTTGGGTACTATTGGCATCGCTGCTAATGGCGTTGCCTTGTTTAATCCTAGTGCTGGCACTGGTGGAAATCCTCCCTCTGGTTTCAGTTGGAATGCTCACTATGAATACTCTCCTGTAGATTTCGGAGATGACAATTGCGGTGGACACCCTGAGCAAAATGGTCAGTATCACTATCACGATGGTCACTTTCTAGATTGCTGGAGAGATGGATCATCGATGGCAGGATATAATGATTACTACGGTGCGACACAATATAATGGAGACAATCTTAGGCATCCTGATGGACACTCTAAGATCATTGGGTATGCTTTTGACGGATTCCCAATCTACGGTCCTTATGGTTATGACCTACCATGGGACAACCTCACAGGATCTCGTCCTATGCAGTCTGCGTACTCCACAAAGTCACTTGAGGTTGCAGGGAGACCAGATTATGGTAGCACCACTACAAACCCCCCTGCAGGGGCATTAATGCAGGATTGGGAGTATATTGAAGGTGGTGGTGACTTAGACTACCACAATGGCAGATTCTGTATTACACCTGAGTTTCAGTCAGGCACCTATGCATATTTCCTATCTGTAGATTCAGAGGATGTTGATTCACCAGAATTCCCATATATGGTTGGTTTGACAACTAGGGAAACTATTAACACAGCATTTACTCTTCTACCTGTGCAAGCACCTCCATCAGGTGGTGGCGGTGACGGTGACGGTCCTGTTGTACCCACGTTGCAATTTATCAACCAACCACAAAATGCTACGGCAAATGTTGGGGAGACCGCAACATTCTCTGTCCAAGCACGAGTGTTGCCTGAAGATGGACCCATTGGTTATCAGTGGTATAGATCTACTGACGGAGGTTTTGCGTTTGCTGCTATTACAGGAGCAACTACAAACTCATATACTATAAGCACACTTGCATATATGACAGGGTATAGATTCCGTTGTCGTATTATTGGTCCACTTGGAGTATCAATACAATCATCCAATTCTCCACTAGACTCTCAAGCTGCAGTATTAACTGTTGCTGGAAGTGGTGGTGGTAGTGGATCTACATCAAATAGATTCGATAGCACGCAGGGTACTCTTGACTCTACGGCACAAACCTTCGATGGCACCTAAATAAAACTGTAGAAATTACCTAACCATGGCAAAGCAAAACCTTAGCATTGGATCGTCAGCTAATGACGGGACTGGTGATAGTCTTAGAGATGGCGCTATTAAACTTAATAGTGTCATTGACGAAATCTATACCGCTCTCGGCAATGACACTAATTTACTTGTGAATGTCGGGACACCACTTTCTGGACAAGTATTGAAGTGGAATGGATCTCAATTTGCTGAGGGTCATTTTGATTCCTTGAGTGCAGATCTAGATACTGGTGGATTTGATATCATCTCTTCTAATAATGTAGACGTTACTATTAAACCCAATGGTAGCGGTGATATTAAGTTTTGGGCAGGGGGTACTGGAAGTGCTCTTACTTATATTGATGGTGCTGATGGCAAACTAAAATGGTCTAACCATTTTGATGACGTTGCAAGTCTCCCAGATGCATCAAACCATCATGGTATGTTTGCTCATGCCCATAGTGAGGGACATGGATACTTTGCACATGGTGGTGCTTGGATTCAACTGATTGACTCGGGATCTAGTGTTGGTGAGCTCACTGACGTTGATATGACAGTTGGTGGTGGTCCCTCTGACGGGCAGGTCCTCAAGTGGTCTGCTGCCAATAGCAACTGGTATCCAGATAATGACGAATCTGGATCTGGCGGTGGTGGTGGCACTACACAAAATTTATTTGAAGGTATTAATGCTGATTCAGGATCTACTACAGCGAGTGCTGCTACTGACGTGCTCACTATTGCTGGTGGCACTAATATCTCCACATCTATTGCTGGTGATACGGTAACGATTGATATGACTGGGGCGCTTGGTGCTCCTGATCAAAATCTTTTCTCGGTTATTGGGTCTGATTCTGGATCTAAAACTGCAGGAACTGCTACAACAACTATCAATATTATTGGTGGCACTGGAGTTAGCACAGCAATTTCTGGTGAGAATCTTACAGTTACTAACGATTCCCCTAACGTTGATCAAAACATTTTTGCGACAGTAACTGGTGATAGTGGCACTACTACTTCTAACTCCACTACTGGATCATTGGCAGTCAGTGGTGGAAGCGGTGTAACAACAACTGTTACTGCTAATACCGTCAGCATTGCTGCTGAATTGTTTCTTGCTAGTGGTCAGTCTCTGTCAGAGAATCAGAGTTTCATTACTAATGTAAGT